ACTCTTTGTGTCAATGTCTTCTGGGTTTTTCTTGTCCAACGGTATTGAGGGAAGTTGGGCCGTGAGGTTTGTGCAAGTATCAAAGAAAACAAGTCTAGGCTCCTCTGTAAATTCATCTATCTGTAGTCTGCGGTGTACTTCGTTCTTGCCAGCTACACGACTGCCCCTGCTTCTATCTGACGGACGCCAGCGACACCCACGACTAATCATTTGCTCCGCAAGAGAAGGACCAGTATCACCACGCTTATGCCAAAGAGAACTGTCCAAAACACCGTACTTAATATTGCCATCTTCCGCTTCCAAATCCAGAATCATATCTGCCAAGTCTGTGGCAAGGACTTTAGAAACGTAGAGTTCTCTATATACCACAAGTTGCTCAGAAGGCGCAACGGCAAACCAAACAACACCACTGTAGCTGCCGTAACCGTAATCGCAAGCACGAAACTTAACCCAGTTACTAGGTATACGATAAGGCTCAACAACATGAACCCGCCTATCAAACTCAGTAAAAGCAGCACCTTCTTTAATATCCCAGTCGCCCTCAAGAAGCTGCCTACGCTGCTGTTCTGGAAGCGATAGGAGCATGGCTTCGTAATCACCTGCTTGTGCAAGGTATGGGTTATCAGAAAGTCTTGCGGGTATAAATCTTCTCTTGAATAAAGATTTTCCAGCCTTGCTATGTCCTGCTGGATAGCGGAGAACTTCTCCTGTGTCTGTGTCTGTTGCATCGAAGGCTCTATTATATGGCGAAGGGTCAATGAACATTTTCTTGACCCAGTGATGACCTCTTCCGCCGGGGTTAGTCGTAGCCCTCATAAATATTGGCAAATCAGGTGCAGTAGACCGTAGACGAGAACGCATATAATTCCATGCGTATGGTGTGGCCCATTGTGTTAACTCGTCAAAGCCTATCCAGCTAAAGGCTAGACCCTGATAGCGCAATACATCATCATCTCTGTCGAGATAAGACATCCACAATCTTGCACCAGATGGCGCAGTCCACTGCATTTTTCTTTCTGACCACTTAATACCGGGCCAGATTTTCGGGTACAACTCCTGCGACTTAAATATAAGTTCCCGCAACTCCTCTGTAGTGTGTCGCAACAGAAGCCCACTAAACTGTGGATGTCCCATGTAACGTAATGGGTCAGCAAGCATAGCGTAGCTTTTACCACCACCTGCTGAACCGCCGTACAGTACTTCTCGTTCAGCCGCTGCTAGAAACTCTGTCTGTGGTCCCTCGTTTGGCTTGAACAAAACATTAGCGTGTTGTTCTATCTCGCTGCTGTCATATTCAGGTGATACAGTTTCCTGTATCTCAACCTTCGGCTTTTGAGCCTGTTCTTTGGTTACTGATTTCTTCCGCTTTGGCGATTGCCGTTTTCGCATATTCTGCCCACTTGCGGAGGCTTGCAGCTTGATTCTTACGTCTTCGCTCATTATTTAATCGTTTCCTCAACCCTACGTGTGAGATGTATCTGCCAGTCTGTGTACTCAGCCAATTAGCTACTTCACGGTAGCTGTATTGATTTACGTGCTGTCTAGCTTTCTCTAACAAGTCCAATTCAATTTGGATAGGTTGAAGAATGTCGGGGTCTTCATCATCCTGTTTATATCCGAATGGTACAGTACGTGCAATACGTGGGATGGGTATCCATTCGTTTTCTTCTTTGATGTCTGTTGGCTGTGGTAGCTTCCACTTGCCTATGCTGCGTGTCATTTGTTTTTCTTTGAGCCGGGGCCAAATCTTGCAGAGCCTTGTCCAGCAGGAGTAGAACTAACTGCAGTCAAAAACGCACCAACACCGGGGATACTGCGCAAACCTAACTTAGCCGCAGCTTTTGCTAGTGTTTGTGGTTTTGCCCCTTTCATAATATCTCTTTGTCTTTTAATTAATTCTTGACGAACTTTTCTATCTCGTGTACTTAAATGGCTAGGATTAATTTTTGTTAATCTATCTAACTCCATTTTTGCTGTTGCTGTTTTTGTTGCGTTTGTTCTGGCTAACACTTTAGTACGTTTTTCTTGTCTGGATTGTTCCCGCTTTTTTTGACTGCGCCGTTTAACTCTGTTATGCTCATCTGCTTCATATGCGGCAAGACCCGCACCTGCGGCTACCGTACCTACTGCAGCAGCGCCCAAGGCATTTTTTGCAGTGCGAGATTTATTTCTACCTTTAGGAGCCACTAGTCATCATCCTCTACAATAGCTTTAGGTGGCATAAGCATGACACCGCCTGATGCTTCTACCTGCATCTTTTCTGTTTTCACCAGACCTACACGGTCAAGCAGTTCTTTAGCTGCAGACATCTTATCACGAATACCCAACTCAGTCGGGTCATACAATGCACCTGTCATCGCCATCGCAGCTTTCGGCGCATTGCGAGCCATGTACATTTGTGTTGCCTCAAGGATTTCTTCTTTAAGACCTTTAATAATTTCCGAAGTACTAGAAGAGTCAGCATATCCCGCAATCTTTTTAGCTTGTACCATATCGCCGTTTGCCTGTTCAAACAAAACGTCTAAGAATACTTTTTGCTTCATTGTAAGTTCTCTAGCCATTAATCTGTAAGTTCCTTTACAAACTTCTTTACATTTTTTGCTGCCTTATTAATTTTATCCTCAATAGTATGAGGTAAAAAACTGGTTGTCTTATTTGGATTTTTACCTGTATGATACGTTTGACCTTTAGTACCTTTTACTTTAGTAATATATCCCATCAAAATTCTCCGTTGTGCATTGCATTAGCCAGCTTTGTAGCCCGACCTTTTACCTGTCTAGCCCATCTGCTATCCAACATTTCCTTTGCGGCTACATCATACTGTTCTTCATGGATAGCTGCCCACATCTTTTTAAATTTACAAAGTCTAGGTACACCCAGATTAAATGCCATATCTATAACTATAAGTTGACGTACAGAGTCCAACCTGTCCACGCAAGGGTGCGCACGTACCAGTTCTTCCTCGACAATCTGCACGTCATTTGTTGCTAGATAGACCGCATCAGCTTCAGTGATTCCATATTCATACACGTGGTCAATACTAGGAATATCTAATTCATCTAGTTCCTGCTTTGTAATGCCACGGTCTTCTAGGTTTCGTCCGATACCAATAGTATCAATTCCAAGAGTGTCTTTATATACTTGCAGCTTTAAACCTTCTGCGGCTATAAGTTTTTCAATTAAGTAGTCTCTACGATATTTCATATACCAACAGCCCCTATTATACCACACGTATAATTAATAGTTTTCCAAGCACCATCAGATGGTATGCTTTCATGTATAGCCTTTATTTCCAAACACTCAGGCTCACCATCAAACCACTGAATAGTCTGTTTATAACATTCTCCTTGCGGAGTACAGGCTGTTAATACTAATGCCCAAATTATTGCAGTCATTTTTGTTCATGCCCCATCCATACAGCAAAGGCACCAGTCATTGCACCAACTACAGTAGATACGAATGCAGTCTGCTGTGTTGTAGCTGCTGGGCCTAAGTCCATAAACCACTGCACAACTTGATAGGCCATAAATGTCATAGCTAACATCATTGCTCTAGGTAGCAGTTTCCACGCTAGAATCTTTTCCATTGTGTACGTCATTTTTTACCAAAGAATTTTGTAGCTGAACGTACTCCAAAAGAAGCGGCAACGATAACGCCCAAGGAATATTGATACCACTCAGGCATTGCTTGTAACTGTAGGAATCCATTTGCCACCACCTCTTCCATGCCGGGAATAAATGCCAGTATCAAGGGGATGCTGAAAAGAATAGTAAGCCACTCATCCTTCCATGAAGATGCGCTACCTTTAGCCATCTCCAAATCCCAGTCAATTTCACCCGTAGCTTTTTTCTGCATCACGATAGCTTCCGCTTCTGCTTTGGCTACACGTGTCTTTGCTTGGGCTTTCTTTTCTTCTACCTTGCCCGACATCCATGTGCCAGCAAGTTCTGCAATTGGTCCAATAAGTAAATTAAGCATTAGGCTCCCCGTCTGAACTTTGCGGTTTTCTTTGATATACTTTTAGGCTGCTTGACGAATTGCTTACCAGCACGAGTTCCTGCTCTTTTAGCACGAGTGGTGGCGGCGTATTCTTGCGGCGAAAGCGATTTGATAGCAGCCTCTGGTAAGTAACGCTCACCTGTTTTGGCGGAAGGTTTCCCACTCTTGGTTCTCCACTTTTGCTTCGTCCAGTTCTTTAAACTTTGTTGTGGTGATTTTAATGCCATGAATAAGTTATACCATTATCCTACACAATTGTCAAGAGAAAAATTAAAAGACCTATACCTATAGCAGCTATTAGTCCTATACCTGCGGCAATCTTTATGTTCTCCATCATTTCATTGTGCCGCTTTATTGCTTCACGTTTTGCTTGCAGCGCAGCTTCTTTTGCTTCTTGTATACGCTTAGTTCTAATATCTACAATACTTTGCCACGTACCGGGGCCAAAGCGTAAGTCAATCATAGTGCGCATCTCTTGTATTTTTTCTTGCGCTAGTCTAGCATCTATAACTTCTTGTGCTACAGATTGTATTCCAAACTGGTCGGCTATACCTGAACCAGATTTCTTAGCCCTTTGTTGCTGTACTTGCTTCTCGCCCTCAAGTAGATTGTCTACGTACTTTGCGATGTCGCCAATATCGTTGGCGGTATTGATGGTAGATTTAATACCATCTACGGCACTCTTCACCAGTGCAATACCCGCAAGGGCTTCTGCAATCATCTCTGTTCCTCATTGGTTGGTTGATAGTCATTTGTTTTTATGCTGCCAGTGCGGGATTACTAGCATCCAGTTGCATCCACTTAGACCACTCTGCGTAGTAGTGGCGCATACCTACTTCATCGTGGATTGTGCTATTTTCATGTCGTCCATGCAAGATGTTACGGGGTTCTGTACCTTCTCGCATTGTAGTACCTTGACCTGCGACACCAATCAGGTCTTCATGTAAGTTTCTACCAAACGGTCCCCAGATTGAGTTGTGATGTTTGATACGTGTCTGTCGTTCTTCAGGGGTATCTTTCTTTAAGCCGTAGCCACGGAACTCAATTAGTACTTTGTTTGGTCCTAGCGGTGTTACGCTGTCACTACGATACGCACTGCCACGTAGGTTAAAGTTGTAGCCGGGAAATAAGTCTACCATATACCACTGGTTAGGTGGAAGGTTAGGAAAACTGAGTTCTCCTCTGTCTTCAAAACCATCGTACTCTTCGTAGTTAACTGTAAAGCTACTGACGTTGACGTGTCCGTTATCGAATGGAATATTTTTTCTAGCAAAGTACTCATCGTTAAATCCTGACACACGGTTAAAGTAATGCATAAAGTCGTGGTAGAACTCTGAGTTAGTATCGTGCCACAATTTGTAGTTAGTGTCTATTACTGCCTTGTGATAGTGAAACACTTCCATCTCTTCAGTATCAATGGCATCAGCAATACAATCAAACGCACCTGCTGTCCATTCATCTACGCTTTGTGTAGGGTTAGGGTCTAGTGTCACCCACACCATTCCGCCATGTTTTACTTCTGTGTTAAGTTTTACAAAGTCTTGCATTATAAATTGAACACGAGACATTGACCCAGAAGGAGTGGTGTGTTTATCCGTGTTGAGGTATCCCTGAATATAGTCACCATTGTTTATAGCTATTACAGGTTTACCCGCAATAGATGTAGTTTTAAAATTACCCGCTTCTGGTAATTCAGACTTATGACACATAGGCACCCAAACTTTAGAAAATATGTTTTCTTGTTCCTGCTCATACAGGCTGTGGTCAGAATATATAAGTGAATTGATGTGTTCTACTTTAGGTTTCTTTGTCCAGTCTTTATGATTACGTGGTGCCATAGTTTACTCTACAATCTCCAATATATTACCATCTTCTATTTTAACTTTTAATTCTTTGCAAGACCATTTTTCTGAATAGCCTACATTACGATGTATTTTTCTTCGGGTAGAAAGGCATTCGGAAAGCGAAGAGTACGGTGTGTATTCAACCTTCTCACCATTCATTACCAATAATAAAACAAAAGTAAGTTCAACCACCGTTCCGCAACTTCTCTATATTCTCTTCAAGGCTAGTAATCCGTTTTTCATAAAACTCTAGCGTTAGTTTTTGTTGCTGGTCATATGGTGCTTTACCGCCCTCTATTTCATTCTGCAACTTTTCTAGTTCGCTAGCTATGTGTTCAATCAACATAAACTGTTCACTGTCTGCTGGTAAGCTACCCATCTCACCACGAGGCCACTTAATGCGGAACTCTGTATTTTGTTCCAAATCAGCCTCCATCATAGTGAGGCTAGTTTCTAGCTGATTCAGCCTTTCTATAATACCAAAGTATGCCCACGTTGCCACAGATGCGGCAGCAACCATGCTTATGATATTACGTAGAGGTAATGCAACCTCTGTATTCTCATTGAGTTTCGTTGGCATTTGGTGTCACTGTTGTGCAAAAGCACTCTTCCCTTGAATTGTCAAACCCATGCTCTGTCAATGCCACATGGCATTTAGACAGCCACTTATGGGTGTCATGCACTTTTGTTTCTACCTCTACTGCATTGGCAGTTATGACGCAGAACATTACAACGCTAAGACTTGTAGCCACCGCCAGCCTTCTTATAAGCAGACGCAAGCATTTGGGCTTTACGTGCTGACCACTGACCTGCGCCACCGCCTTTAGTGCCAGCCTTGATACGATTAAACTGCCGCTTACGCATTGCAGGTTTTGTGTAGTTACCTGCAGCGTTTACAGTCGAACCGCCTTTAGACATACGCATCTTTTTCTTTGCAGGTGCTTTCTTTCTAGGTGCCATAATTACTCCTATGCATTAGGGTCAAAGAACTCTTCAGCCGCCACTACAACTGTCAACTCATTTGCTGTGCCAGCAGCTACAATTATCTTATCACCTGCGTGTATGTACAAGGGTTTATCTACCGTGAATATATTTTCAGAAGACTTACCAGATACATTATGTGCAGAAAACAGTGTATGCGTTGTAGTTGTGGCAGCTTCGTGATACTTGAGTGTGTAAGCTATATTGCCAGAGTTGTCGTTGCTAATCATCAAGTTTTCTACGTGAGATGAAAAGTTTGCAGGTACGACATAGCAATCAGTGTCACCTGTAGTTGTAAGTGCTGTTGCGTGTGTTACAAACTTTGAGCCGCCATTTAATACGGGCATTACTTATTCCAGTCTAGCACATCTCTGTGCTTCTTCCAGAACCAGTTACCAATAGCAGTGAAGGGCTTGCCCATATAGAGCAAGGCCCATCCAAAATATTTTACTGCTTGCTTCCTCATTTCTTTTTAGCCATCCCGCCACGCATCATTTTCTTTTTAGCCATTTTAGCCATTCCACCGCCACGCATACGCTTTGGTTGTACTGAGCCACCACGCATCATTTTCTTTGCCATTCCGCCACGTGCTTTATTTTGCACTGGAGTTTTAGGCAAAGGTATTCCTAATTCTTTTGCAAGTTTTTTTAATGCCGCCATTCGTTCTTCTCTACTAGCCATTTCTAAGTTCCCTTCTATCTAATACTAGACTTTTATACACTTCCTCTGGAAAGTGTTCGTAATACCCAGACTTCTCCAGACTTAATGCTGCATCGTCTAGTGTAGACAGTCTCTGTACAAACACCATGCAGTACACAAGACCCTCATCTGTTGCGTCCTCATCAACTAGGAAATCCAGACCCGCCTCTTCAGCGTCATAGTCTGGATGAAACACCATGAGGTGCATATCTTTACCTGCTATAGACATGGCTTCGTTTATGCCATCGCAATACCCATCTAGGTATTCCATGTCAGGTAGGTATTGATTTGCCCACACTACTATGTCATAGTCGTGCTGCTCAAACTTTTTAACTTCAGCTATCAGACCCTCTAGCCCTGTATTAATACTAAAGGATACCTTATCGTCTAGCCATGCTTGTTTTGCATAGGGGCAGGGTGGTAGGCCGTTGAGTTTTGCATTTGGTACTTCAAGAAACTCATGTGACCACTTACGTATGTCAGCTTCTATCTCATGCATAAGGATTACGTTTACGTGCGTTTCGTGTACGTGCAAAAGACCTATTGCGACTAGCTGGCTGTGTAGTTAAGTTACGTGGGCGATTATCACGTGGGTTTCCATTACGGTGAGCAACATCTTTGCCAGCTACTTTAGCACCATTCTTTTTTGCTATGGTACGTGCAGCATTGCGTCCAGCACGGTTCTTTTTCTGTGCAGGTTTGCTGTGGTAGTTCGCATACTCTTTTTTGTAGTTGCGAGATTTGTTTCTACCAGTGACAGCCATATTACTTGCCAGTGATTTTTTTGTAGGCTTCTGGGCTGGCAGCTTTGAGTGCCTTTAGGCCGGGGTTGTCTTTAACCATACCACCTGCTGCATACATATGTTCCTTGCCACCTGACATACCGCCACGCATCATCTTAGCTTTGCCTTTAGGCATTTCAGCCATGCCTACACCAATAGAGATGACAGGTACTTTCTTGGTAGCCTTGCCGCCTTTAGACATTTTATTTTTGCCCTTAGTTTCTTCAGCTTGCTTCTGTTTAATCTTAGAACCAAACATTTTTTGTACAGCAGCATCACTCATATTGTTTTCCTGCCCATACTTGATAGCATAGGCTTGCAGTTCTGATGAAGACATTTTGTCTAGTTTAGATTCAAACATTATTTTTACCTTTTACCATTTAACTTTATGTGACCAATACTTGGCAGACAGCTTAGTGGTCGGTTTCCCCTGCGCATCGTGTCTTGCGTAGTAAGACTTCTTACGTGCCTTGTCTTTAGCACTCTTAGGATTCTTGCCAGCCCCACTTACGCCCTGCTGACCAAAACGAATAAATTTATACTTACCACCCTCCGATGCCATTACGCAGTGTGACTTAGTTGGGTGCTTGGGTGTCCGTTTGGGTTTGTTAACGCCAGACAGACCTTCCTCTTTCATTTTGTTTTTGACACGTTCAGGTATTGCCATTATGTACTTAATCCTTTTTGTGGCATAGCCATATCTAAGTCAACCTTAGTACACCTTGCTCGCCAGTCAATTATATCGCCAGCATCTACCATGGACTGATGATACTGCATCACATACTCTGTGCTAGGGCATTCCTGTACAACGTCACTGTGGGCTTTAACTTGACCATCAGGAGTTATGATTACGGATAGGTATAGGAATAGTGAAACCATTATTCATCTTTCTCTGTCCATCCCTCTGCTCGCATAGCATCTTCTACGTGCTTCAAAGTAAATGAACGCCCATAATGGGCTTCAACTGCACTACGCACATAGAATACATCGCTATGAGGTATATGCAGTCGGTCTAATGAATTGTTACGAATAGCATCATAGAATGCTTCAAGAACATTATCTGTGTATAGTTTTACAGATTTCTTTGCCATTGTCAAGAACTTTCTTTGTATAGGCACAAATAACTACACTATGCTGTACACTTAGGTGTACACTTAGGTGATATTAACAAAGAATATTTAAGGATTGTATTAGTGTACACTTAGGTGTAACATTTAGGTGTATTAATAATCTTAGTTTATAAACACTTTAGTGTATCGCTTATAGTGTAGTGTAGTTATACACATTATACCAAACTCTGTCAACCCCTGTCAACATCTTTTTTGCAAAAAACATTTATATGGTCCATACACCCTCTTATAGTTGCCTATTTTTTAGGCAGTTGCACAATACTTGTGCATATAAGTTTATCCATTGCCCTTGTGGTTAACACTTAATTTTCCTAATCTGTGTATTTATGTGTATATATAACGTACCCTACCGGGGGTGGCTCCTGCATACCCGCCTCGTTTGTTCCCCATTTGTTCCCAAATCCGATAAACTATCATGTAATCAAGCCAAAATTCAGCAAAAATGCCGCATGATATGTCGCAAAACTGGCAGAAAACCGCCATTTATTGGGATTAGCGGCAAGTGATATGCTATCCATTGACGGCATGGCATATGCGCATAGATAAGCGATAAGCAAAACGATAAGAAAACCACACCGGCGATGCATATAATGCAGCACCATACCCCACCAAAACAAAACCGGAACAAACCATGACCGAAACAGGAACGACACACTACACCGAAACACCACAAAAAAACGTCACTCAGTGACAAAAAAACACCAAAATAAACCGCATTTTTATCAGCATTTTAAAAAAAATTTCATTCGCTGTAATTCAACATGACAGCCAAAAACAGCACAAAATAAGCAACATTTTTGCCCTATGTTCAAAATAATCGGTTGACCGCATTCTTGAAATATGCTCATATCATGGCAAGCCAATAACGGCGAAACAAAATCTTGAAAGGGTTTTATATCATGACTACTCAAATCGAAAATCAAATTGCACCCGCAAAAATCTACTTCGACGCATTCGTGAAAAGCGAGCAAAATTTGGCAAAACGTCAAACGACAGCATGGCGCAAAAATCCCGAATTGCTTCGCTTGATTGCTGTTGCGGTTCATTATTGCGACAATGACAGCCAGACATTTTGTGATAAGAAAAATAAAATGGTGACTGATACCAAATACCGCCGCGAATTATACCGCACTTCCGGCGTTGGCGATATTGAGTTTTTGCTTGATCGTGATTGCCGCAATGATTTGAAAGCATTTCGCACTGTCGGTGAAAATAGCCAATATACCGACAATTACATTTTGGCGATTTGTGAAAACTCACAAGCCAAGGGTGCGCATGGTTTATTGCAAGCTGAAACCAAAATGCTGAAAGCTATTGAGAAAGAATTTTTGTCACTCAGTGACAATGACAGCACCGACAGCGACAGCGACAGTGATACCGACAGCGACAGCACCGACACTGAGCCACAAGCTGAAATGTCACAAGCTGAAATCATTGAAGCTGAGTTTTCCGCAATGCTTGCCAAGCTGAAATCACAAGGTATTTCACCCGCTGATTTTTGGGATCATACTGCAAGCGATAACATGGATAAAATCACCACTGAGGCACAAGCTGAGTTTTTGAAAATCGCCTCATAAAAACGTCACTCAGTGACAAATATCTGAGCCTTGCCCCAGAAATGGGGCAGGGTTTTTTCATGCCAAATTTTCCCAGATTGACCACACATTTTTCCTGTGTGGTTACTATCATGGTGGTGCAGTGGTGGTGCTTTGCCTGTGGTGGCAGGGTGGTGGTGCGCTTGACAAGGTGGTGGGGATTTGCTAGGCTATATGTAGGTTGAAATTGCGTAAAAATTAAGCAGGAAAATGTCACTCAGTGACAAATTCAGAAAGTGAGGCAGACATGAAAAAAACAGGTTTTGAAAGTGGGCGTGTAGTGCCTACGTCTCGTGGTGGGTTGCGTTCAAGCTGGCCTGATGCGCCTAATCAAGAACGGTTTAGGCAAGAGTGGCTATATCCCGTGTTGCGTACTGGTCAAGCAGACAGTGCTATGAAAACCTATCTTGACTCTGTTATGCAACAGGAATACAAAAGACGTGCCTCTATTGCACAACGCATGGCGGCACTTGCAAAGTCTGTTAAATAGTGCTAGGCTTTATTTATCGTTGAAATGTCACTCAGTGACAAAATTTGAAAGGTATCAAAATGGTTATTCATCAGTTTACAACATCTGAGCCAAACCCATCATTTGCAGAAATGCGTATGTCGTCCTACAATGACTATTGCTTTGATTGTGACTGCGAGGGCATCAAGCCTATCATTTGGGGTGACTTCAAAAGACTTGTCGGTGAATTGATTGCTGTTCGCAAATACACTGAAGCGGCGGCGTGTATGTATGCACAAAAGCTGGCGTTTGATCGCTATCACTCAAACTAAAATGTCACTCAGTGACAAAATTGGAGATGTGTTATGTATATCTTATATGAAGGTGCTTCGCTCTTAGATGGCAAGCCTATTGTAGTTATCGGTATCCCCAAATCTAGCAACAGCAAGACTGGTGGTATGTTCCAGACAATCATCATGCGGTCTGACATTGACCCCATAACGGCAAGCCGACTAGGTGAAGATTTCAGTGTGTGCGGTAACTGTGTGCATCGTGGTGTGCCGCATACGGGCAAGACTGGTGGTGCAAAAAAGCGGTCGTGTTATGTCATGTTGCTTATGGTGCTGTCCGTGTACAAAAAATACAAAGCGGGTGGCTATACCAAAATTACTGGGCATACCAACATTGCATACGTTGGGCGTGACCTAATCATACGACTAGGTGCTTATGGTGATCCAGCGGCAGTGCCTAGCTACATATGGGAAAGTCTATTGTCTGAGGCATCTGGACACACTGGCTATAGCCATCAGGCTAATCTTGCAGGTGCAGACTATCGGCCTGACTTGACCATGCGCAGTGCTGACACGCTAGAAGAAGCACAACAGGCATGGGCTAATGGTGAGCGTACTTTCCGTGTCACTGCCAATGCCAATGACATTGTGCAAGGCAAAGAGATTGTGTGTCCTGCATCAGAAGAAGCTGGCAAGCGTACTACCTGTGAGCAGTGCAAGCTGTGCAGTGGTAATACAATCAGTGCCAAGTCTATTGTAATCATGGCGCATGGTGCAGGTTCTAAGCACTATGCAACAGCGTAAAATGTCACTCAGTGACAAAAATTGGAGACTGATATGACTAGAAAATGTGCTTGTTGTGACGTACCGCATACTCACATTGAACTTATGTATGTGGACAGTTCAGAAGATTATTACTGTGGCTTCTGTCATGCTGAAACCTTTTACTATGCCGACTATGATGAAGGCTACCAACAGGCGAGGCGGGACATTGACTATAACATCTATGATGCTGAAGCGTCCGTGATGTCATTTGAAGGTGATCCACCTGACTGCCCTAGACATTGGGGCTACCTGCAAGCGTGTATTCACGAAGTGGAGAAACAAAATGAGGGCGACTTGACATGATCGACATATTGCTTATACTAATAATCATGGTGATTGGCATTGCTTTGGGAATAGCAGGGTTTGCCATAGTACAAATGATAAACATCAGTTTAGGAGAATGATGATGACTACAGAAGAAAAGCAAACACTTATGTATGGGTGTCCACAAGAGTGGATAGATGAGTTGATTGAAGATTGGAGTGAACCCCTGATGGGTGGGCTACAAATGCTGGCAATGTCTATGCTATCTGATGCACAGGAACGTATCGCATTGGGTGATGGAAACACTGCTAGGCAGTACATCAATCGTGCTAAGTATGTAATCAGACAGACAAGGGAGCAGTAATATGAAACACTTTATATCACATTGGGAATTGCAACCCGACACGCAAAACACATGGGCTAGTGTAAACTGTGCCAATGGTCGTGCGGAAGTTATCAAGCACATGGGGTGCTGGATGCTAGAGATACGCTTTGACAGTGGCAAGGCTCATGTATCATCACACAACACTCGTGATGAGGCTATGCGGCAAGCTGAGTACCAAGCAGTATGGACAACGACATTTGCGTAGGCCACTTGACAATGATATATCGTAGTGGTAAAGTTAATCCTATAGCAAAGGCATTACTTCAAACAAACAGGCGTAGGCCACAGGTAGTGCCTGACAAAACCAAGTACAATCGTAAGAAGGAGAACGACAATGCAAATAAAGGTAGAAGCAATGAAAAATCTGAAGGTTGAAAAGCCTGACGGTAAGCGTGACCACTGGCGTAAGCACAACAAGTCAAAGACTGTGCGGCGTAAGGCGGCACGGTTTGCCAAGCAGTTTGCCCAAGCCTCTTGACTTGCTGACCTGAGTATGTCATAAAACTACTCAACCAACCAACTAGTAAAAAGGAGATGTAATCATGTTTGTAAAAGTAAAAGCTATCAATATCCTCAACGCCGTGACAGGTGCAAAGCCAACCATTGACCGCAAGAATGTTCGCTCATTCAATCACATGGGCAAATACTATGTAGGTCAGTCAGCTAGTGGCAAGTTCCTACAGGTCAATGACGGTAAGCACATTCGGTACTATGGCAATCCATTCTGGAACCTGTACCGTGTAGTCTCAAAGAATGGCAACGATTATGTCATTCACGAAGCTAAGTAAAAAAACGTGTTATTTAACACGAAATGTACTACTCTACTATGCGTATACAATCAGATGCCGTGGGACAGTGTGTTCATTGGCGGCTATCTGGTTGTATCTGTAGTTGGAATATGTTATATAATATATAAACTGTTTAAGGATGAAGATGATGGCTAACCTAGTCAAACATATTTGCGTATACTGCAAAAGTGTGCAGTACATACCAACACGATTGCGTAACCTGATTAGCAAGATGTATTGCTACATATGTGGCAAGAGCATTGAGGAAACAGAGGCAGAGATACCTAAGTATCTGTCTGGAAAAAATAAGGAGATTGACGATGTTTGACCCAGATAAATCATATACCGTACTGGTATGGGATATGCCTGTATCTGTATGGGATGATGATGCAGATGACTATGTTCGTAATGAAGATGGCAGCATCAAACTATTTGACATACCCAACTATGACTACTCATATATCTGTGATGGCATAGATGTAGATGACCTACATGAACGTGATGAAGGGGGTAGCTACACATGAACTGTTGGCACTGTAAAGACACAGAATTAATCTGGGGCAATGACCATGACATCAACCCTGATGACCATCGTGGTGATGAGTTTAGCATGGTCACGATACTGACTTGCCCTAAGTGTGATA